AGTATTGTTTTAGATCACCTCTTTGTGGATGCATACCTAGTCTACCTTTCTTATTATAATATCCTAATGGTATGCCAGCATCGTTTCTATTTTCATAGACTGATGGTAATTTGACTCCTGAGAATTTCAACGCTGCATCGAAAGCAATTTGATCTCTATTACATCCAACTAATGACCATTTATACCATTCTTTATTGAAGTCTCTCATCTTAGAAGACAGAGTTCTCCATACAATAGTTCCTAATGGACTACCATATGTTCTGAAGTTATAGTTTGCTTCCTTGAGTTTCTTTGTTAGTTCAATACCATCATCATAACTAAAGAATGCACAAGTAAATCCTTCTAACATCTCATCAAAGTATGAGAACTTAGAAGCATGTCTTAGCATAGTAAATGGAAAACATTTCTTACTTCTTACTATAAACTCTCTAGTATGTTGATAGCAACCATCAACCCATATAGTATTGGTTCCTGGTGGGAAAAATAAATGTGGATTAGCTTTAGGATAGAAAGATAATCTCCTTGGACATTCTATATCTACATCCAGTTTTACATACTCCCATGGTTTTACCGTAGTATCTACAGTACCATCATGAAAACAAACATACCTTACATCGGGTGAATAATAATTATTCTTGGGAAATTTATCATACCCATTTGTAATACAAGTATAAACAACCATGTCTTTTGGTTGAGTGATTGGATTCAACTCGAAGGGAGGGTATCTAACACATGCATACATCTTATTCAATGTAAACTTATCAGCATCCTCATCAAATATTACACCTAATTCATTCAACAAATCAACTTGAGAATCTAATGAAGGTTTATCATGCATCTCATAAGACTGCCAATATTCTTTCTTTCTATTAGTTCTCTCCATCTCAGCTTTGATCTTCACCCTACGTGGTTTGAAAATCATAGGAACTCTATACCTATTAGACATAACAAATTCTGCTATGGCACTTGATACCTGATCCCTATTGACACCTAGATCATACCACTGTCTCCATATTTCACACCATCTAATTACTTCAGGAGTTAGAACTCTCCATATAACACTGTTAATTGTCTGATTATATTCATCTAAACTATATCCTATTTGTTTTATTTTCTTTGCCATCGAGAGGATCTCTTCCTCAGTAGAGAATCCTTCACCATATAACTTAGCAAACTCTGCTGGTAATGTTCTCTTTGATGGGTGCTCTTGCAATGCAAAGTCACACTCTTCAAGTATAATCTTTGATTCAGTTACTAATGACTCTGTTATTTCATAAGATGCATCAACCCACACTGTAGGTTCACTTGGTTCAAAATAAAGATGAGGTAAATGTTTAGGATGATATGATCTTCTTACTGGACAAGTACCAGCTACGGTGAGTGGTATGTATTCCCATCCCCCTGCTTCTGGTTCTACACCATCATCATAGAAACAAACGTATCTTACATCAGGATCTTGATATGGTTCAACTATCTTATCGTAACCATTGGTTACACATGTATAAAAAGTAATCAATTTAGTTTATCCTCAGGTGTCAATTTACCAGACAACTCACCAAGAGTTCTGTTAGTCACATTACCTGGTTCTCTTGAGAACCAACCAGTAGCAATGTATTTAGAATCCTTACCTGTAAGGAAAGCACCTCTATGTACATGTGTATATGCTGCTGGCCACAAAACTATCGTACCCTTCTTAGGTTGGAATGACTGTTCCTGATGATAGAAGTCTGTTGCTCCACCACTTTCGTAAGGAATATCATTTAGATATATCATCCATGTAACCACCCTATCACGATACAAGAAGTTACCATTCTCGCAATGCCACACATGATATCCACCACCAGGATCTGTTCTCTGTATCTTACATGTCCATGAGGACACAGGATCTGCTGCATCAATTATACCTTTATACTTTTTAGCATAGATCTCAAAGGCAGCACCAACAGCTTGATTGATCTCCATAGCATACGCTGCATCAGCAACCTCCATGTATAGTTGGTGATCCTTTCTACCCATTCCACCTTGAGGAAACTGTGTAGTACCATCACCCCATTTGTTTACAGTTTCTTCATCAGCAATTACATGTTTCTTACCATACCAATACTCAAATGCTTCAACAACTTTATCACAAAACTCCCACCTCAAGAAGTTCTCGAACACACCGATGTGTCCATGGTCTACCATCTCAGTAAAATCAGGTTGAACTAACCCTTCAGGAATGTTGCCCATTTTGAACCTCTTGTATGCCTTGGTTTATATACACTTGTGGTGGTATTCTACCACAATATTCATCTAATTGCATTACTTCTTCTATCTTGACATCAGCACCATTCTGTTTCCAAAAATCTACTAAGGCATTGTTACTTCCCTTATGAAATATATCAATGTGCTCCTCATGTATTGCCGATCCCATATCCAATCTATAATTGAACAAGGGAGTAGAGTACGACTTGCCACTGTCAAGTATCAAGTCTTCCGAGACTGCTCTTGGTCTGATGTTTTGGTCGAGCTTCCACTGCGATCCTCTTTGGTGTAACCTGAGGAGCTTAGTTGCATGATGACGAGTAATGAGGTAGCAAGCAGCAGAAAAGTCATTGATATACCTGTGGTGTAATTTTAATGTAATTCCATTAGGATTTATTATAGTCAACTGTAAAGTATCAAAGTTTATTGGCACTCTCTTACGAACATCCTTCCACTTGAAATCCCAGTGCCTTGCTGTTGATAGATCAACATCATCTTCCATGATCATGATCTCATCAAGGTCTGTCTCATTGACAAAGTACTTGATAGCATTGAGGTGTGACATAACACATGCACACTCACCATTATTCATATTATGTGGTACAGTACCCTTCAAGTATTCTTCATACTCAGGTCCATCTATAGCAGTAATACGATGATGATCTTTTACTTGCCAGTAATCAAACTGCTCTTCCATATATTCCCTACGTTCAGGGAACCTGTCAAGGTTGATCCATAATACCTTAGGAAGACCTTCTAATTTGAATGATGCTTTATTTTTATCCATTACGAACCTTCATGTAGTCAACGTTTTCATAATACTTAGTCAACCCTTTCTTACCTTTTAGTTTCAACTCTTCCCACAATGATTTGTTATCTTCAATGTATGGATTATTGAACCAAGAATTAGATGATCTACCATGTTCTAAATGAAAAATGAAATCATTTATTCTAGCAACACTTGATAGCATATTGAATCTAAAAAACCTTTCATCATCTTCATATCCATAAGCAATAAAGTTCTCATTCTCTCCACCCAGTCTCTTGTACTCTTCAGTATCAAAGAACTGACAGAAACCATACTTAGCATCCCACTGTCTAATGTGACCCTCAAATGATTTGAAATCAAATCCAGAGTTGATAAACTTAGTTACCTCCTCATCACCTACATGTAATTGATGCTGATAGTTACCAAACCCATAAGGATACACAACCTTAGGTGGTATAGAATCCTCGTTTTCTTTATGCTCATTGACTATCATGTTCTGAGCATAGACATATGATTCAACAGGTAAAAGTATATCACTATCATAATTGACAGTGACTGGTGTCTTCACCTGCCATAGCATGTCGTTGAGTAGCCTTGTCCTATGGAAAGTAAACTCACTTGTCTTCTCAAACTGATGATCTATTCTACATAACTTCTCATAAGGAAGTATCTGTTCCAACATAGGAACAACACGTAGATCAAAGATAGGTTCGGCATCAAACTCTTTTATTATAACATGAGTATCAAAGTTACTCAATAAGTATATCAAGGATGTGGTTATGTTCCTCATCCTATCTGCTGTCTCAATCCTAAGTGGTATTATAAATGTACACTTAGTAAGATCATATGATGGTGGTCTCTCTGTCATACTACCTCCCAGTTATCACAGTATAGATCTGAAGTATCATGTGCTGCTGTATATCCAGTACCAAACCATTTCTTTGGAGCAATGATTTTCTTGTCTGGATTCTTACTCAACCATGATCCCCACCATGAGAATGATGAGTTGGCTATAATAAAATCAGAACACATAGACATCATACACAAGTCTGCAAGATTGTCACCACCTTCTGAGATAAGGAACCTGTCATCAGGGAACTCAGTACGACACCATTCAGGATCGTCAGAAAAAACAACCACTGTACGATTGTTACTAAAGTTTGACAGTGCAGTATCATAATAT